TTCAAGGTAAAACATTTCTTCGCCATGACCATATCCATGTAGAGTGTGTTTTATAAATATGTTATTTAATTCATTTAAAATTTTAATTCCTATGGTTTTCCCAGTTATAAATAAACATCCGCAAACAACCCATCTATAGGTGCTATAATATTCGCGTAATCTTTCTGCTTTAATTAAATCTTTATTACATACATTTAATATTTGTAAATGAAATTTATTCTCAGAACAACTATTTAAAATATTCAAAAGCATGTTATTTTTGTAGTTAGTACATATTTTTGAAAAATTTTCTCCAATATTTGCGTCTATCCAGCCAAATTTTTTAGTATTAAATGGATTTAATTTAATTGATTTTAAAACTAATTCAAATTTGCTACAACATACAATGTGACTTTCAGCGCATGTTCGTTCATCTTTTGTTGGATGATATTTCAAACGGTTTTTTTTTACAATTTCTGTAAACTTAAAGGTTTCTAATTTCTCAACATCTGTTATAATGTAATGTGTTAAATTTTCTAAATGATGTTCATTTCTTTTATTTCTAATGAATTCATATAAATTTTGATCTGTAAATATAATCAAATAACAAGGGACTTCTAATAACGCCGTCATTTTATTTAAAGAATCGTTAAAACTTCTTGAATGTTTATTGTATTTTGTTAAATCAAAACATGCTGTTACTAATGTACAGTCAGGTATCATTTCATTTAATTATATCTATTTTTTAAGTAATAATTGATATTACAATTTAAAAATAATTATATGTTTAAATTTACAAATGCGTATTTGTTATATTATTTCAACATGTGATAAATATTTGGAAACAAGAGTTAAGTATCAAACAAAATATATGTTAAAAAATGTTGACAAAAATGATATTTATTTTTTATCATCAAAACCAAATATTGATAAAAGACAATTTGGATGGAATTGTATGGATGATACTCAAACGATTACCTGGAAATATATTCATTTTATTTATAACATGGATATTCCTAATTACGATTGGTATATATTTATTGACGATGATACATTTGTTTTTGAAAGTAGACTTAAAAATTTCTTATCCAAATATAATTCAAACGAATCTTATTATATTGGTAAAGAATGTCCTCAAATTAAAGAGGAGTTTTGTGTTTATATGTCTGGAGGAGCTGGATATGTCATTTCTAATAAATTATACAAACTTCTTACTGATTACATAAAAAAAATAGGTGTTAACGAAGCATATTATCCATTGATTAATTTAAAAGAACAATGGTGTGATGATTTATGTGTTGGTATATGGGTTAATAAATTAAAAGAAGAAAGTGTAATAAATCAAATACATAGCAATTTATTTCATACAAGACTACACAAAAACGATGTTTCACTCAATGAATCAATCACATTTCATAAGGTTGTTGATGAAGAACATTATATTTTTTATTCATCCATTTCTGATAAAGAAAATAAATATGAAAATAATTCTGACTCTAACGTTAATACTCATGATACTACTGATAATAATAAAAATACTACTGATAATACTGATACTAACAATACTAACAATACTACTGATAATAATACTGATAATACTGACCATACAGATACAGTTTTTGCTTTAATAGCAGACCAAAAATATTTTAATAAAGCTAAAAGAAGCATAATTGATTTAAGAAGCAAAGGTAATTGGAAAGGATGTATAGTGCTAATAACATTAGATTTTGATTTAAATGAAAACTTTAAGACTTTTTATAACATTACAGAAGCAAAATTTCCTACAATAGATAAATCAGAACTTCTTAGAAAAATAGGCAGCACTGGTTTTACAAATAATCCCGACAAGAGGGAATTGAATAAATTAAATCAATGGGAAAAATTACACATATTTGACGATTATTTTTTGAAATGGTGTCGTGTAATATTTTTAGACGCAGGCTTACGTGTGTTAGATGATGTAAAATATTTACTTGAATTAGAATACAAAGATAGGATATTGGCTCCCAAAGATGGTAAATTATATGAGGACCAAGAGTTTGATTGTCAAATAAGTTATGATAACCTAGAATTAATTCAAACTTTTAAAACAGAATTTGGAGAAGAAATTGTAAAATCAAATTATATGTTAAATTGTATATGGATTTATGATACAAATATACTAAAATTATGTGATAAAAATCAGTTGATTGAAGCTATGAATAAATATACTTTTTGTAAAAATAATGAAATGGTAATAATGAATATAATGTTTCATTTTAAATACCATTTATGGGAACGTTTTCCAATAATGGCATCTAATGGTAAAATTTTATTTGACTGGTCTGAATTAAATAACCCAAACACAGTGTGGAGCGACTATTGTTACATAAAATACCCGGCAACCATTTCTTTTGAGGATTGTTAACTATTTTATACACCTTTGAAATAACTGACTTATAATATGTTATGTAAATATAAAATATTATATGTGTATTATGAGGTAATCTTTACCATTTATTTGCTTTTTTAACACTAATTCTAGGACCACCACCGCGTTTTTTTGCCGCATTAGGGTCATATTGTTCTTCTTCATCCTCATCTTTAAGTCCTTTGGATAATTCCCAGAATTCTTTAGAACCTAATTTAAAATCACCGTGCTCATCAGCCTTGTACCAAAAAACTTGGTCGTGTAATTTGTTAGATTTAGAGTTATTGTTTATAACCAAACATTCGTAATTTTCTGTACATTGATCCATCACTTGACAAAATGATTCAAATGTCGGAAACATTCCTGCGTAATTTTCGTATATTCTTTTTCTATTGGCAATGTAATTTTCTCTAAGAATAAAGACATAATCTATATTCGTGCGCAGAGTTGGAGGAATACCTAATGGATATTGCATTGTAATCACCAACATAACCTTCCAGTGTCTTCCATTCATGAATAAAAGTCGCATCATTTTGTCGCGAGACCAGGTATTGTCATACAAACAATCATCTAAAATAACAAACGCACGCGGATCAATTGTGCTACGTTTATAGGTTTCCATTTCTTTTTTAATTTGTTTCAAAACTGTGCGCTGTCTTTTTAAAATATTTTCAATAATTGCCGTATTATATTCATTATGAACAAATAATTTTGGAACCATTTTTCCATAAAATCCGTTTCCTTCTTCAGTCCCAGATATTACAGTCCCTATTGGTATTTCTTGTTGATAATAAAGTAGATCTCTTACCAAAAAAGATTTGCCTGTATCTCTCTTTCCGATTAATACAACAACAGGTCCTTTGTTCTCATTTGGTTTAAAACTTATACTTTTCATGTCAAATTTTTTCAGTTCTAAAGTCATTATTATTTAAAATAGAAATTAATTTTTATTAATTTAAACGTATTATAAATGTCCGTCTTTTTAATTTAACAATAAACTCAAATAATAAGTTAAAAACTTGTATAAATTTTATATTAATTAGCTAAAGCATGGTATTTGTTAACTATCAAAAAAGAAAGAACAATGAACTTTTTAAAAGTTTAGAAGAACCCACGACTCTTTTTCTCTCTAATGCCCAAAACTATATTCCGATTTATTCTAGATTTTTTGCCTTGAACGACACCAATTTTAATAGCATAAATTTAAATCATAAATGGTATATTTCTAATATTGATAAAAATAACAACGAAGAAACCGACAATTTCAACTTGTATACTTGTAAATTGAATAATATTACAAATGAAAAGGTAAAACATAAAGAAGTATTTTTTAAATTAGCTCCTTTATTAGATCCATATAAATATTTAATAGGAAAATACAACGTGAATGATGAGAAAATATTCAATTTGCCCAAATTAAACTCAACAGTAAATGAATGCCATCCAAAAATGTTGGACACAAATAATTCAGCATATGTAGACGGCCTATTTGTATATTTAACTAGTAGTTTATTGTATAGACACAAGTTTATTCATGGCGTGGATTATTATGGATCATTTTTAGGTTTAAAAAATAATTTTATGGTTAATGTTTTTGACGATATAGACCATTTAAATAACTCTGATTTTTTTAATAATAATAAAAATAAATTATTTCAAATTGAAGATTATGAACATTTTTTTCAAGTAGACAAAACTACAAAAAAACCAATTGTTATAGAACATAATAGTAGTGTAAAATCAATGTTATCTATACAGTCGGTTGATAATGAAATATTTGAAGGTGTTTTTGAAGATAATGCCAAGCATGAAGCAAATGAATCAAATGAAGCAAATGAAGCAAATGAAGCAAATGAAGGAGACGAATTAAACGAATTAATAGATTTAAATACTTTACCAGAACCAGTATTTTCTAATGAAAATAATCAACAAGTTACACTAAAATCTAACTCGTCGTGTTCATCTCGTTCCTCTTATACGGATGATGACGATCTAAGTATTGAATGCAAAAATTGCGGAGAAATAGATAATTTACATGATAATGAATGTAGTGGAGATGATATTGAAAATAGCGAAGACGATCATGACATTAATAATGATTCGGAAAATGAAATGTCTAATTCAGAAGAAAGTTCATATGAGGATGAAACGTTATACGCAACCATTCCAAAATTCCCAGTTCAAGTAATTGGTATGGAATATTGTGAAAATACATTTGATGATTTAATATTAAACGAAGATTTAAAAAAAGAGGAATGGTTGTCGGCATTTATGCAAATAATAATGATACTAATTACATATCAAAAAGCATTTGGGTTTACACACAATGATTTACACACCAATAATGTTATGTATAATCATACGGATAAAAAATATATTTTTTATTGCTACAAAAAGAAATATTACAAAGTTCCTACATTTGGACGCATTTTTAAAATCATAGATTTTGGTAGAAGTATTTATAAATTTGAAAATAAGTTATTCTGCAGCGATAGTTTCCAAGTGGGTGGTGATGCCGCAACACAATACAACACAGAGCCTTATTTAAATGATATGAAACCTAGATTAGAACCCAATTTCAGTTTTGATTTATGTAGATTAGCTTGTTCTATTTTTGATTATGTTATTGAAGACTTTGAAGAAGTAAGAGACATTAGTAAATGTAGTGACCCAATTAAACGTTTAATCGTTGAATGGTGTTTAGATGATAAAGGTATAAATATGTTGTATAAAAACAACGGTGTAGATCGCTATCCGGATTTTAAGTTATATAAAATGATTGCTCGTTGTGTTCACAATCATATTCCTCAGGCACAATTAGAGCGCCCAGAATTTGACGCGTTTTCAAAATTTAAAGGGGAAGTCCCAGATGATGTTATTAATATTGATAATATTCCAAATTATATGTAAT